TAGCTTCGGCTGCGAGGATGCTCTGACGCCGCAGCGCCTCCTCAGCAGCTGCGAGACCACGCCTCATGTCCTCGATCTGCCGCCGTCCCGCAGCCGCCGCTTCAGCGAGGCGCTCATGAGCGTCAGCTACCGCCCGATGCGCGTTGCGCACGGCGATCGCACTATCGCGCATCACCTCAGAGAGCTTCAGCACTGCATCGTCTATCGCGATGGAAGCGTCGCGAATGGCGCGGGCATTATCTTCCCGCAGCCGAATGAGTCTCTGCTCAAGCTCGATGGCTCTGGCCAGTGCCTCTTCATTACGCTGGTTCACCTCAGCCTGGACCATGGCGATAGTGGCTATGGCCAGTTGCTCCGCCGCGCGGACTTCCTGGAGCTTCAGTTCAAGATCGTAGATTCGCTGGGTAGCGTCAATTTGCTGATTGAGTGCTGAGATGACGGCATCACGCGCACGCTGCAATTCATCTGTGCCGTTTGCACGTGCATCCCTAAGCTTCTCCTCCTCGGTGCGCTGATCGAGGGTATTCTGCTGCTGCTCTAAGCGGAGCTCAGCTAGGTTCTGCTCGGCGTCTGTAACCCAACTCGGGATACCACTTGCCCGCGCTTGGGCAAGCCACTGCTCGCTTTGGCGAATCTTAGAAGCAATCTCCACGCCCTCTAGACGGCTCTTGGCAAGGTTGATTTCAAGCTGCTCTAGTCGGTTGGACTCTTGGCCCCTTACATCGCGAAGCTCTTTTTCTGCGTCTATAACCTTCTCGGTGGCGCGAACTGAGTCGAGGTGGGCATCCTGCAGATCACGCTCAACTTCTATGACGTTTTGCGCTGCTTTTCTGGCGTCATCGCGAGCCTTGGCGACGTCGCGCTCACCTTGCTCACGCACGAGCGTGATACGTTCCACTGCCTTAGCCAGATCGACGAGTGCCTCAGCTTCAGATTCGGCAGCATCGCGCCTCACTAGCGCAAGCTTTTCTACGGCCTCAGCAACGTTGCGATTAGCCTGGATTTCCCTCTGGCGGCTATCATAGATAACCTCCGCCAATTTCTCTTCAGAGCGGGCGATGCCTTCAAGCGCATCCTGGATCGAGTCAGCAGCTTTTACGTAGGCATCTGCCAGATTCTGTTGCTGCTCCTGAATGCGCGCTACGGCATCTTGCTGTGCCCACTGCTGATTGCGAATGAGGCGGCTTAGATCCTCACGAGCATCGTTAATCTGGGTGATGGCATCGATTTCCCGCTCCGCCGATTCGACAATTGTGCGCTGGAGATTCTTCTGGGCGTCCGCGACGTCGTCAATTGCTTCTGCCTCTCGCTCGCGAACCTCCACGATGCCGTCAAGGTAATTCTGGTAGGCGTCGATAGTATCCTGCACAGCATCCGCATTTGCCCTCGCAACTTTCTGGGCAGTTTCGGCAAGATTCTCCTGTGCGTCAGCAACGTTCTCGATTGCCTCTTGCTCGCGCTTACGAACATCCTGGATGGTATCGCCGTAGTTCTGCCATGCCTCAGCAGTATCTGCCGCGGCTTCCTGGTTATCCTTAGCGGCCTCTTGGATGGTCTCCCGGAGGTCTTGCTGCCCCTCCCTAACGTCTTGAATAGCGTCGGCTATCCGCTTCTGCACATCCTCGACTGTATCGCCGTAGTTCTGCCACGCTTCAGCAGTATCTGCCGCGGCCTCCTGGTTGTCCTTAGCGGCCTCTTGGATGGTCTCCCGGAGGTCTTGCTGCCCCTCCCTAACGTTTTGAATAGCGTCGGCTATCCGCTTCTGCACATCCTCGACTGTATCGCCGTAATCCGCCCATGCTTCAGCAGTATCCTGTGCAGCTTCCTGGTTATCCTTGGCAGCATCTGCGATAGTCTCCCGGAGGTCTTGCTGCCCCTCCCTAACGTTTTGAACAGCGTCGGCTATCCGCTTCTGTACGTCCTCGACTGTATCGCCGTAGTTCTGCCATGCTTCAGCAGTATCTGCCGCGGCCTCCTGGTTGTCCTTGGCAGCATCTGCGATAGTCTCCCGGAGGTTCTCTTGTCCCTCGGCCACCGCTTGCACGGCATCGGCTTCGCGCTTGCGAACATCCTCGACTGTATCGGCATAACTCTGATACGCCTCAGCTGTCTGTTGTGCGGCATCTCGGTTGTCTTGCTCTACCTGCTGGACAACCTCCCGATGCTCCTGTTGTGCCTGAGCGACATCGTCAACAGCATCTTGGATATCCTGATTGACCTCTTGGACCGTATCCCGGTAATTCTGATACTCTTCCCTGGTAGCCTGTGCCGCTTCTCTATTGGCCTGCTCCACCTCTCTAACTACTTGGCGATGCTCTTTTTGGGCCTCGACTACGGCTTGGATGGCCTCCTTGATATCCGCATGAACAGACGTAATTGTGTCTCTGTAGTCCTGATAGCTTTCGGCGGTTTGCTGCGCAGCCTCCCTGTTATTCTGGGCAGCATCCCTTTCACTTTCCGCGAGATCCTGTCGGGCCTCGCGAACACCCTGCATCGCCTCTTTCTCAGCATCCGCGGCGTCTTTAATAGTGTCGATCAGGTCCTGATGGGCGTCTACACGATCGGCTATAGCCTCTTGTTCGGCTTGATCCGCGTCCTGGATCGTCTCTCTAAGATTCTGCCTGGCATCTGCGACGCCCTCATAGGCATCGCGCATAGCCTCGCCATTACTCCTAGCCACTTCGCCGATGTTCTTCTCTGATTCGGCGACTGCCTCATTGGCATCTTGGATCGCCTCCTTGCCTTGCTGAACTACATCGGCACGATTAGCGTAAGCCTCATCGACTTGCCTCTGAGCATCAATCTGGGCGCGTGCAGATTGGACGATGGTCTCTTTGAGATCTTCTTCAGCCTGCTTGGTATTCTCCGCTGCTTGTGCATTAGCCTCGGCAGCTTGCTGGCGGGCGTCGGTAACGCCTTGTTGGGCCTCAATAACCACATCTGCGGCATCGGCTTCTGCCTGTGCCGCCTGCTCATGAGCGTCCTTGAGTGCCCGCAGTGAATCGTTATAGCTGTCTCTTGCACTACCCGCCGCCTCCTCAGCAGCCTGCACGGCTTCTACACCGTCTTTATGCTCCTCTAATCGCCTGAGTGTCTCACCGAATATGACAGCTAAGCCGCCAGCCGCAGCGCCAAGCCCTCCCAGCGCGACGCCCAGCGCAATGACAGCGCCAGTAGCGGGTGAGAGAACCGCGATGAGGCCAGCGATAATGGCGGTTAATGCACCGAGGCGCACGTTGACAACCGAACGGAGCTGCCCACCGACGTTCTGGAAAGTGCCACCAAGAACACCCATTGCAGCACCCAAGGCGGTCGCACCCGCCAGAGCACCCGCTGCGTCAAGGTCAGCCTGCATCTCTATCTTGCGGTTATCCAATGCCGAGGCTGCTGCCTGAAGGGTAGCAACCTTGGCTAGAAAAGCGCCGGAATCTAGGTCAGCGTTAGCCTCGATGTCTGAAAGGACTGATTCGGCCTGAGACTTGGCATTGACCGCGGCGTTAAGAAACGGTGCGGTATTAAGACCCGCGTTCGCTTCGATATCATCAATATCAATTTGCTCTAGGCGCCGAACATCGGCCATGAACCTCTCGGATTCGAGAAGAACGCCGACTAAGACACGGCCTACCTCAGCCTCGCCGGCCACCTAGCCTATGCTCCTAGTTCCTTAGATGAGGAAACGCCTGCATGATATTGCCAACCGCCTGTTCGTGGTCGGGGTTCAAAAACTTCTTCCCACTATGCCCTTCGCCCGACCCCCGATCTTCCTCGGGCCGGACTACGCTCATGAAGCCTGAGTCGGGGGGGAGATGTCCGACACGGGAGAGGAAGAACTGCCAGGAGAGCTCTCCTGTGTAGAACTCTCTTCTTGAGATGGGGAAGAACCGTTCGAGGTCGCAGTCGAGGGCTCCGAAGTTGTCGAGGATATCGTCGATGGAGATTGGCTTGCCTCCACCGCTTTTCCCTCTTCACCTTCGCCGGCTTCGCCCTCAGCTTTCGGCCCGAAGCCGTAATAGTCCAGTATGTCCTCCATGAGCGGCCTGATGTAGTCGACACCAACCTCACTCATGACCTTCTCCCACTTCTCCTCTCCCATCAGCGCTTCGATGAGGGCGAAGCCTGTCCTCGCCTGCTCCTGCTCATTCATGTTCTCCATTTCCTTGCGATCCTTATCAAAGAACTGGAGCATGACCTTTGCCGGCATCGTCTTTGGGAGCACTATCGTCTCATCAGTAAGGATAATTTCGTAAAGCTCCTTATCCTCGACCATGCTCTTGAAATCGAATTGTGGCATGCCTGGGTAACCTGCCTTTCTAGCTTAGCTTTCTTTAGGTTGCTACATAGCTCGCTACGTCGTTAGCTACCTCCACCTTCAGGATGGGGTTGACCGGCGGCCTGTCAGCAGCACCAGCTACGGAGAGCATCATCGGGGCCCCACCGGGGTCAGGATCTGATGTGGCCTCGTAGAAGAGGGCCGTATCGATCGTATAGCGGATAAACGGTCCATAGTTCGGGCCGAACTGCAATACCATTGTCTCTGTCCATACCGAAAGACTCGGCACCGTACCAGCCGCACCACCATAATAGGTCTTGGCATAGCGGCTAACATCCGTATAAACGCCCTCATAGCCGAAGGTAATCGCGCGCTGGCCAGGCTCGATGTAGGAGTAGGTTGAGGTGTTAGTCTGCACTGTGTTCTGTCCAGCTTCTATATTGATGTTGCCAGAAGCCAGCGAGTTGTCGGCCGAGCCGCCCAGTGTATATACGGCACCCGGTACCCTAATCGGCACATCCTGATCATGGAGGCCGGTGCCAGGTGAGGAAGCCAGCCTGGAGAAGTCGAGGCCCAAGAGCGTGGATGAGACAGCCAAGTCGCCACCAGCTGCGAACTCCATATTCGCAGCCGTCATCTTGCAGTCTACAAAGCGTTCATAGATCGAGTCGCCGAGCTCTTTCCACACTGTAAGATACGGCTGATCGTTAGCCGGGGTCAGCGTATGAAGCGTCTCAGTGACCGTTGCGAGCTGACGCCGCGTAAATACAGCTGTACCAGCAGTTGCGTTAATCGTCGCGCCGACGGTCGCCGCACCTGTCCATACCGGCTCCGTTGTGCCTGAGGTGCCAGCAGTCGTTACCTCGAAAAGCCCGCCACCGGTTGTCGGCCTAATGAGCTGGTTGATTGTGTAGGTCTGGCCTGAAGACCAGATGGTGCCCAGGGTGGCTGCGGTCTTCGCTCCAAGAGTCGCGTAATAGATAAGGCCTGCAGTCTTCGGCCTAAGAAGGAAGGCCGGGTCGCCAGAGGCGGAAAGGACACGCACATACGTTGCGCCCACATCTCGTCCTAGCCCAGTTTCTGAGCGCTGCTCAGTCTCCGGAGCGGGCCGCATGCCGCCGCCCGTCAGGTTAAGCCAATAAGCCGGCGCGGTAGACGGCGTACCCTTTACCGCCTGTATGCCGATCCCGATTCGCGCTACGTTTGCAGCTGGCATTTACTCATCCTCCTCTTCATCATCGCTTTCTTCGTCAGCGCCGTCTGAAGTACCCAAGGAGTCTTCGGCTAAAGGGTCGTGACTCTCCGCTTCGGCGACCGCCACCCTCTTGACTTGCGGGTGTGCATCAAGAACCGCCTGCTCGTGTACATTGCCTGTGGCATAGGGCCACGGCACTTCTTCAGTCCCCACCACAAATGATTCCCCAGGCTGCCGGTCGAATTCGACCGAGCCATCCTCATGAACGATCTCCCTGGCCGGCACAAGAGTCTCAATGACGAGACCCTCTGAGCCTACCTTGGGCTCGTAAGCACGATTTGCCATAGCTTCTCTAACTCCCTTCAGTAGTAGTCCACTAGGTACGTTGTTATGATCCTCTCGCGCTGATCTGGTCCTTCGCGTGGACCACTCTCCAGTTGCGCCCCGCTTAAAGTGATGGTCTTGTCTTCGTCTTCCTCCTCGTCGCGGTATGTGACAATGGCGTGCACCCCCCAAGTGACATTCTGTGGAGGCAACATCGCCTCCCTTATCTGCCTAGCTCCGTAGCGTGCTTGCCCCGGCGTCCTACCCCAAAACTCTGTCGTGAGGCGGGCGCGGGGCACCCTGATATCTCGTTGCTGAATATCCCCTTCCCAGGTCACAAGGATAAAAGGCGCCCTAGTAGAGCGGCCTTGGATGCGCATTACAGTGCCCTCGGCGAGAGTCTTGCCCTTGAGGTATTTGATGAGGCCCGCTTCGATATCCGGTATGACGGGTGTGATGGCTGCCATTAGAGGCGCATCCTATCAATGCCGCGTAGCATCCAGCGATTCGGCCTACGGGGTCCATTGGGTCCCTCGCCATCGAAGACGTTGCGAGCATATGGTGTGTCAGCCAGCACAACTGCGAACTCAGGCGAGACTCTCACTACCTTATGAGAGCGCAGAAGCCTCCCAGTTTGCACAGGGCATTCCTGCTGACAGGCAGTCTTTAGGTCGTCAGCCACCCTATCTAGCTCGCCTGCGGCAGTTGCGAAGACGCGACCCCTCAGTTCGCTCTCATCTATATTTATGCGCCCCACTAGACTACATACTCCTTCATCACCCACTGGTTCAATGTCTCCTGCACTTCACGCGGCAGGTAGAGGTTGCGGCCTTCTGATGCGCCCTCCTCGCGCGTACCTGTTGGCGGAAGGACGTTGCCCCGATACCACTCATCAACGGTGAGTGTGGTAGCCGCTTCGACAGCCCCAGGGATCTGCTGCCAGCCCCAAGTGCCACTCACAAGAAACTTCCCAGTGGCAGGGAAGTCAAAGCGTAGCGTAGTGCCAGTGGGGCGAGTGCGTAGCTCATACTGATCTGCTGTGAGCGTGCTCTCCAGTGGATAGAGCTCGCCATCGACGTAGTACGTGAGAGGCGCTATGATCTCCGTAATATCACTGAGCGGGTCATCTAGGCGCACAGAACGGGTGCCGTCCAAATAAAGCGTGCGCTGCTCAGTCACCGGCGGCCTTGTGAACATCCGTCCCGTATAGTCGCGAATCTCGGCTGAGGCCCATCTGAGGAGCGTGGAGATGAGCCCATCATCGTCATCAGTGTCGGGCTGGATATAGTTCTTAACGGTGCTAAGTGTCACTAGATCAGCTATGACGCGATCAGCTCCTCACGCAGCTCAATCATTAGTGCCCCGAGCCCTCACCGTGTACGGGCGGAGCGCCAGGCCCTGCGTTATTGTCGGCCCGGAGTGGATCGTCAGATTCCTCCACAGCTTCTTGGTGGGCTGCGACTACGCGGTAGTCCGTGTTGTTCTCATCCTCATCAATAGCAGCCTGGTGCTTATCCTGAATGCGCGGCAGCACGGCCTTATCCTGTGCATCGACCCTATCGGGCTTCTCTACTATCTTCTGGGGTGTATCTGTAACGGTTGCACCGAGTGTTTGCACTTCGGCATCACTAGCCTCAGATTCGCGGCTGGAAGCTTGGTAACTAGCAAGTGCCTGCTCAGAAAGAAGCGAGTTGTCTAGCTCGTTATCGTCGCGATCCTTGAGCAGCTGCTTGATGGCATCCTCGCCAGCCTGCTTACGTGATGTGTCGATGCCATAGGGGTTGGGGCCAGCACCAGTAGTGCGGCCCTCATTGCGCTTATGGCCCTCAGCTTGAGCCTCTGCAAAGGCTTCCTCATTGAGCTCATCTTGCGTCTCAGCGGTAGTCCGGATGCCATGCTTTTGAACGCGCACATGATCGGGACCGTCTTTGGCCATCCTGGAGGGTGGTCGCTTAGTTACATCGCGAGGATCGCGCACCTTGCGCTCCTCCTCCTGCTGGGATTGATTCTGATCCTCTGACACTCCGTACCTCCTAGCTTCGCTTTAGCGTCGCTTTAGTTCTAGTTCTAGGGCGCGGCCCCCAGGCGAAACCGCGCCCATCCAGGTCAGCATCTACCTCAAATGCTCGCGTCCAATGGATCGCCAGCTATTGCGATTAGGGCGTACGTGAATGACGGAGTAGTCCCTGTGATGGTCTGCACCGCCCTCAGATATCGCCTTGATCGAATGCTGGTTGTCTGCTTGAACGCTGCGGCTGTTGTGTTCGTGAACTGGGTCATCCCGGATACAGGTTGCCAGTCGGTTGAGCCATCGTCGGAATCCTGTATGGAGATGGCGAGTACAGGTGTGGTGCCTGATGCAGCACCACACGAGAGTATCCAGTTATGCGTCTGTGCCCGACCGTAGTTTTGGCGGTCTATGGTCGCCGAAGTGACCGTGGTCGTCTGGGGGGCGGCCGCCTTGACCTCTATCGGCTCTGTCTGTTCGTTGAAGGGCACTTGCGCCTCCTAGCCGGCCCGGATAGTCCGGAAGGCCTCGTTGAGCATTACGTCGCCACCGGTACGGAAGCGGAACCTAAAGCCCACTTCGTCAGTAAGCGCCCTGAGCTCTTCGAGCCTCCTGACCTGCAACCCGAGCCTCTCAAAGACTCGGTAGCGCCTAAGATCGCCGAAGATGCCGATATCATTGCCAGTAGCAATGGCTGAGTTAAGGGCCACGCTTGTGGTCTCGATAACGGGGTAGCCATTCAGTCTATCCGGCTCACCCTCCTGGAGGCTGGGCTGCCACATATAGCCACCAGTACCCGCGCCACCGCTGGCATCCCTCTGCAAGCGAGCCAAGCGAATGGCGTTCGTGCCAAGGATGTAGACGCCATTGCGGCGATACTGCACCTTCATCGTGTAGGGAATCTTTATGATGTCATCGGAGAAGTTAGCAATGGAGCCACCAGATGCAGCACCTGTGGTGTAGCGGTTCGGGGTACCACCCTCAGCGTTGAGCCGAGTGAGGATGCCGAACGGCCTGCCAGAGCCCGAGCCAGAGACAAAAGCCTCTTCTTCGAGCAAGGTCTTTGCCTCGGCAACCCGGGCCTGCATATAACCCTGAAGGCCGAAGCTCTCATCTTCTAAGAGCTCATCGGAGACCCATATGACAACAGCGCCAACGTTCGGCACGAGGACCACTCGACCGAATGAGAGCTGGTCTTCCGGCTTGGTGCCAAGCTCAGCCACCCACCCCATCACGATGGCGTCAAGCCCCTTCGTGTAGGTGAGTGAGCGAGCGTTAGAGCGGATCACATCCATTCTGGGTTTAAGCTCTTCCAGTACCTGCGCCTCGCGCAAAATCCCCGCTACCAGCTGAGTCGGTGCCAGATAGCCACCATCAGCGTCAACACCCTCTACCATCGTACGCGTGTTCTCCAGCGCCACCATATGGTTCTGGTTGTAACCACGCTTCTTCAGGTAGCTATAGAAGGCCATGTTGTAATCACGGGTTGCAGCAGCGCGAATGAATTGCCGCTGCTCGCCGAGTGACATATCTTGGAAGTGCTCGGCGCCTCCGCCACCATCCCAGCCAAAGCGCTGCTGGTAGGGATCAATCTCATCCTCATCAGCTGCACTGCGGCGGGAATCAGGTGAGCCATCGCCAAGGTCCATCTGGACCGTGTCGGGCTGATGGCCATTGGGGCTAGCTTCGGCAGCTTCGCTCTCAGCAACCCTAGAAGCTATAGAGTCGGAATCAAAACCTTCCATCCTCTCAAGGTTCTTGATGTCCTCGAGGATGGTTTCATACTCGGACATCCAGCCGTTAACCTGGTTCCGCTCGGACTCACTGAGGCTACGGCTTTCAGTATCGGCGCGGTTGTAAACACCGCGGGCCTGCTTTAGCTGGTACTGCGCATCACGCTTTTTGCTCTCGATTAAAGCGACGGACAAAACGACCTCCGTTCATGGCCGCCTCCCAAAATTGAGCTCGTAGTGAGCCTCTAGGGTACGCAGCCTCGCCAACATATCGTCATTGGCGTGGTCACTAACCGTCGCCTCTATTATATTTTCTTGCTCTTCGCGTTGGCTCGCGCCGGACGCTCCAAGCAGCTGATCTATCCTAGCACGCATCGTATCGAGTTGTCTAGTCTGATCTTCGGAGATAGTACCACCGGCCTCCAAAATAACCATGAAGCGGTGGAAGGCGGGGATGATCTGATCCAGAGAACGGAACTGCTCAATGGATGCGGACTCATAAGCTGGCCAGTAAACGGGAGAGGCCTCATACATCTTGGCTTGAGAGACCGTAAAGTGGTTGCGCTCCTTATCGTAGTTCTCCTTGGGCGAGAGATCATCGAAGCCTACGGACATCGTGTTCATAACGCCTTCGCGAATCTCCACTGCCAAATTCCGGCCCGTATCCGTATCGATGGTGCGGGCCTCAAAGGCTGGTCCTGCATCATCCTCATGGAGATCTAAGAACTTGCCAGCCTGCACGTTGGTGCGGTCGTGCATGCGCAAGAGCTTGATGGCGTTATTGCCCTGTGGGCCGCGCTCGTTGAACGTCTTTGTAAATGCGCCCCGCTCGAAGCTCTCACTATATTGGCCAAAGAAGTCGCGGATGTTGGCCTGATCACCCCAGCGCAGCAGATAGCCCGCAAACCAAGCCGAACCATCACTCTTCTCTTCGCTTTCAACGATGACCGGCTTCTCAGCGAGCGCCTCCCGCACAAAGCGCAAGCCTGTGCGCGGGCGATCTGCTACGGTAGTTTCCATACCTCCTCCTTAGCTTCGGTTAATGGCACTTACACTGTGGACTTTTCCAGCACTCATTGGATATCTTTGCCGCTTTCTTCTTCGAATGAACATTCGGTGGGCGCCTGAGCGCCTCATAGATGTCTGGGCATTTGATCGAGGGGCCGTGCTTGCCGCCCTTGCCAGCGATGCGAATCTCATGAGCGTAGATATACGCACGCTCGCCACGCTCCATTACCTCTGTGCGAATAGCGGCAGCCTCAAGCTCTAGGACTGCCCACTCATGATCACTCAGGCCGGCTGTGAAGTGTGCTCTCCTCTTGCCCATCGTCACTCTCCTCTAGGGGGCGGAACAGCGCCTCTGCTCTTCGTGTGTATTCTAGGGCCAGATCGGATATCTGCTCATACCCCTCTCCCCGCTCTGCCAAATCAGCAGCCTCATTGCCTAATGAGATCGAGCCTACATCTAAGAACTCACCGAGCGCCTTCACATCGACTCTAACCTTGCTGCTGTTGCGTTTAGCGATGCGTGCCAAACGCGTGCGCACTTCTCCGGCTACCCGCGAGGCGTATATAGCACGATCCCACTCAGGACCTTGCATCAGGGAGTGATAGGTGGCCTCTGCATGTAGATCATCAAGGATCTTTAGCAGCCTATCATCGGGCGGCTCACTTTCACTGCGGCGGTCATTGGCGCTGCCCGGCTGAGGTGCCTTCTTCTGATCCGCTTCCTTAGCCGCGGGTCGGCCATTCTTCTTAGGCGGTGCCTTGCCATTCCCAGCTGCATTAGCTCCGGCAGCTTGCGCATTGGCCTGCTGCTTATCAGCCAGGTTCATAGCATTCTCGCCCTGCTTCTCCAAGATCTCCATCGGGTCAGGCGGCTTGACATCCAGCTCGCCTTCGGGGATCGGAGTATACGTTCCGGGCCGATAGTAGACGTTGCCATCATCTACAGGGTTCCAGCCGCACTGGCGACGGTACTCATTCACCATGATGGCACCATTGGCCAGGGCATCCTTAGCTATCGCTTGCTCCTGCTCACGCTGGGCAAGGAGGCCCGGCACTCTTGAGACATCAAACTCGCAGAAGTTGTCATCATCTACCTGCGTAAAGGCGACGGTCAGATCATCTTCTAAGAACTGCATCTCCGGCACTATAGTGGTCTCCCAGAACTGGGCGACTGCCTCTTTGTAGTTCGAGTAGTTAGAGGTCTGCATGCCGAGCAGCGTGCCGATTAGCCGCTGATCCACCCCAAAGGCCATACAAACCCTCATCTCCGGAATGGCGCCTACCTGTCCGAAGTCGATCTCTTTGGGGGTTGCTCCGGCTCGCTGGTATTCGAGGCCCCCGGCCAGTGCAGGTGTCTTACCTGAATTACGGGCCCCACTAAACTTGTCTGAGAAGTCCTCACTCCATTGCTTGAGCTGATCCGGGTTAGCCGGTAACTTGGTAGTAAGAACGCCTCCCGGAATGGCTGCATTATCGAAGAAGGCCTTTCGGTAATCCACCATGGAGTTATCAGTCTGAATTTCACGCCACGCCGCAGCTAGAGGCGAGACACCACGCAGAGGATCCACAGGATCGTCATAGCGCAAGAACAGCATATTCTCCGGTGGGATAGAAATGGGCTCCGTCTGCCCGTTCGGTCTATAGTCGTAGCGCTTCACTCCGGTTTTCGAGGGATAGACTTGGATGGCAGAGCCGGGAAGGATCTGGGTTGCCCCGACCATATTTCTACCGGAACGTCCAAGAAATATAAAGCACTCTCCCGTAATGCAAAGCTGGCGCTCGATCTGTCTGATCCACCGGGTCTGCGTCGGATATAGATCTGAAGGCCTGCGTAATAGCTTTTGGAGCCAGTGGCCTTTTGAGAGTCGCTCTTTACCATCTTCTACCTCTCGCATTGCATACATAGTTGCGCTGGCCATCACACGGCAGCGGAACTCAATTACTTCACGTACCAGCGGATTGACTCGGTAAGCCTCACGAACAAAGAGCTCTTCATTATATCTAGCCCACCACGGGACGAGGATGTCATAGCGGCTGAATTGGGCAACGGTTTTGGCAGAGCTTAATCTCTGGTGCCCCACATGCTGCGCATCCCACCAGCTCCTAATCCCCACGTGCAGCCAACTCCTTGGCACGTTCGCGCGCTGGGTAGTGCGTACTACTATTCCAGTAGTAAGTCCCCTCGGGGTTGGCGACTCGGAGTTGGTCCTCCTTTACCACGAGATCGCAATTGCAGATGACAGCCCAGCCCCTATAGCTATAGTAGCCGGCCTTAAGTGCTTTGGATAATCTCACTAGTATCCCATTTCTTCTAGCCATTGGGTCATCAGCACATTAACGGAACGACCGTCCCGCAGTTGAATCCACCCTACATAGCGTTGAAAGGACATATGATCCTTCTCGGTGTGGACGATACACTTCGTGCCCACTTCACAGATCAGCTCCAACTGTGCTTTGGCCTGTGCGCCGCGATCACGAAAGAGGCCACTAAATAGTTCCGGTGCCTCTACCTCAGCCAAGCGGATTGGATGATAAGCGTATTGGTTCAATCCCATATCGAATCCGAGATAAAGCGTATCGCCATCAACAATGCGCTTCACTACGGCCCTATACTCCCAATTGACCGCCAGCTCAGTGGGCCAGTCATTGAACTCCTCAGGCTTGCTCATTACAGCCACCGCCTCATACAAACTCCATGATAGGAACACCCAGATAGGCCAACTCTTCCAGAGCGTAGTAGGTTGTCGTTACCGTATCATCATGTGCTGCATTGGGGAAGGCCACATGCTCTTCAACCCAATCAGCAAGCCATGGCGCGAAGCGTGGCAGGATAACCTTGCCAGACTGGAAGATGCCAGAGATGGCATGAGCCCTTTGGAAGTCATCACCCATTACAGCTTTGGCCACAACAGGCACCATGGATTGCCGGCCCATCTCCTGGATTATCGACTGCCCCGCCGCAGCATCTTCGATATAGACAGCAGAGGCATTCCACTTGTAGAAGTAGTCGCTAATGGCCTGCTTGAGCTCAGGAAACTCAACTTTCTCGCGGAAGAGATCTAGAAGGTAGTAGTCGATGCCATCTGTTCCCCAGGTGGCAATGCAGCTGAAGTCGTTGGCCACTCCCGTCTTAAATGCCGCGTCCACTGATTGGATAATCCTGATCATCCGGGGCGGCTCCTTATAGCGCCGGTTCATCCAGTCGCGCTTTAAGATGCCGCCCTCCATAGGCGTGGGCCTGCCCTGATACATGGCACTCCAGAAGTATGCCCCTACGCTCTGCTTCTTCTGTAGGAGAGCCTCTATCGGGTACTTCTCCGGCCAAAGCGCCTCGCCCACTTCTCTGCCGAGCGGGTCATTCTCCTCAGCAATCGCCGGAATGTTAATAACATCCCAATGCTCCTCTCCATCCTCTGACTGCTGTATTAGCCTGCCTGCCAAGTCGTCCATATGCCAGCGGGTCTGCACAATCACAGCAGATCCATGTGTCATCAATCTAGTGTAGGCCGTGGATTGCCACCACTCCCACATTGTGTCTCTGGCTGTATCGGACTTGATCTCCTGGTAGTTCTTAATTGGATCATCCACGAGCAACAGATCTGCACCCTTGCCGGTAATGGGACCATTGGAGCCCGCAGAGTACATGGTGGAGTGGAGCATGAGTTGGTGGCCATACTCGTTTCTCGGCTGCGGCTTGCCCACTCTCCAGTGGTCCCTGGCATCCTGTGTAGAGTCCAGATGCTGATCAAAGAGCTCCGGGCCAAACTCTCGCATAACATCGCGTGCCTTAGCACCCCATGATGCTGCGAAGCGCTCCTCGTATGAGACCAAGATAATCTCATGGCCAGGGTGGCGGCCCAAATACCATGCTGGGAAGTAGTGTGATGTTAGCTCGCTCTTGCCATGCCGCGGTGGCATGGAGACGATGATACGCTGATCGGGCTTTACCGCCGCCTGCTTCAGGCGGTTGTTAAGAAGCTCGATATGAGGAGGGATGAGGTAGGGCTTAGGAGAGCAGTAGGCTGCCAATCCAATGGGCGATAGCCTAGCGTACGTCTGATCGTTGCCGGGCAGCTCGCTCGCGTTTAAACGCGATGAGTTTTGCTCCTGCATTCGCCGCCTCTGGGTTATCTTCTAGGATAGCTTCAAGCTCTTGAAGCTCTTGATCAATCTTCTTTGCGCCACTATCTATTGACTGTGCGATATTTGCGGTGGAGGCACCAACGCTAAGACGCTCTAGCTCGGATGCCACCTTCAGAGCTCTAATAGCCTGGGTGATGGACCATGTGTTGGGATCGCTCGTGAGTAGCTTGTGCACCGCCTGTTGGCGCACATCGCGAGCCTCCTTCGCGTGCTCCATAATGATCTTGGCACGATGCTCACGCATCATAATCATCCGCTCGTGGTCCTCGTTGGCGTCATGCTGCTGTGCACGCAGCGTCCAGTTCCATTGAGCAGCCCAGCGGTGCATGAGCGGGACTGACTTACCTAGGACGTCCGCGGCCTTCGCATGAGTGCGGGTCTTCCCTATATCTCGGTATGCAGTGAACGCCTCATAAGCTTGCCAGGACTCGCCGGGCTGGCGAAGCCATGGGAGCATATGCGGGTTGGTCATGCCGGGTAGGTTTTTATTATTCGGCTTGCCGTTGCCGCCTTGACCCGCCATCTAAGCCAGCATCCTCCGCATTCGATTGTCAGCTACGGCTACGGATCGTAGCACATGCTGTTATTGCATTTCAACGCTGGGATGCGAGCAGATCTTTCTTGGCATACTCCAAAATAGTGCGTACGGCAGCTCCGGCGCCTCTTTTTATGAGCGGGGCCTCAATCCAAACCGGGCAATCAAAGTACTCGTGGATGTCTTCGTCCAGAGCATTTCTGAAATGATGCGGGATGACGGAACGGAGGTAGAAAATATGCGCTATAGGCTCGTGTTTGGGATCTATGCCCCGAATCGAGTCAATGAGAAGGAGGCGCCAAACCGGATTCCCGGCGAGTCGGTCGCGTACCTGCTCGACCGGCTCACCAAGATCCTGGGCCATCCTCGGTCCTATGCGAGTACGAGCTCGCGGTTGGTGGCAGACTCGAAGATGGCCTCCGCAGCGGCAGCGCCGTCTGCGACTCCGTCAAGATAGGGCGACATATCATCTACTCCCAGGTAGCGCTGGAGCAGCTCCTCTCTAGGAAGTGCGGCGTCTGCGCCATAATCCCAACCAGTAGTGAAGCCATGGAAGTAGCCAGGCCCAACCAGCTGCTTCGAGACTAGGCTGGGCAAGCCCCTGTATGCTTCATGTGCGAGCGCATACGCCTGCAGGCCGCAGCCCTCGTCACGGCCCCCGAAAGTTCTGCGCACGGGGCGGAGGCCCGTGCTTTCAAATGCGCTGGCTATATCTTCTACGGTGAGTCTCACGCCCATCCTTTCTTAGTCCGGAAGATCCCTCCGGCGCCGCCTGGTGGCGCCGGCTCTACCATCAATAAGAAGCCCTGCCAGATAAATGCAAATAGTGCCTATGGCCACTGCGACCACGTCGGGAATGGGGACACTCGGCAAGGCGACATTAATCAGCCAAACCAAGATCGCAGCAACGGCGCCACCTACCGGGGCAGCGCCGTTGATATTTGTCGTCGAATTCATTAACAGTACCTTACCAGCAATGCCTTCGGCAGCGCACCCTATCCTCCATTATTGGCTCCTGTTGAATCTACGGCTGAGCATTATGCCCGCTAGCCCGGAAAAGATCAAGCCCATCCCTAACATGACGTAAAGGCTTAAAGGCGCACCGCCGGTCTCGGGCAGTGGTGTCGCTTGCCCATACTGGGCGCCCGCAGCTCCATACTGATACTGAGTTGCGGAGTTCGCGGAGCTTGCGGATTTTGCGGAGCTTGCGGAGTTTGCGGAGCTTGCGTTACCTTCACACGCTACGCCATCACCGTCTTGATCCAATCCATTCGGGTCGGAAGGATCAGCATCAAGAATTGCCTGTGCTGAGTCTTGGGAGCCGAATACATCGCAGTTAACATCCTCGGCAAATGCCGGCGTGAGCATGAAGAACGCCGCCACAAGCCCTATCAGGCACAGACCGATGGCGAACCTTCCCACTGTGTCGTTATGTGCTCTATACATTTCCCCTCTCCTCTACCCTCTAGCCTGTGACAGCTGGCGGGTTGGCGGCTCCATTGAGGAACTCGCAGTTGTCATTAACCACATCTTCTTCATCGGCGAAGACTTCATCATCGCCATCGCCGCAATTGACCACATCTACCTGATCATCACCAGATGCCCTAATCGTGTCATCGCCAGGACCACCATAGAGCGTATCTTGGCCCCTGCTGCCGACGAGTAGGTCATGGCCCGAACCACCGTATATGGTGTCGAAGCCCTTCCCACCGAAGAGATCATCATCCCCACCAAAGCCATAGATGGTGTCAGAGCCCTTGAGGCCATAAATCTCGTTGTCGTTTGCATTGCCCCTCAGCACATCAGATCCGGAAGTACCGGAGAGGGCTGCGAAAGCCGCACTGGCAAAGACCAGCAATGCTGCCACCATAGCCACCAAAATCATTACCTTCTTCATTTTCGTCCTTTCTTTGCTTTTGCTCTGCTTACTTGCGGAAACGTCAACCAGTCTTTCGGCTTCATTGTGACATGAAAGTGGTCATCATGCCATGTCATTGGATCAGTGCCCCAGGGTATTGGTTCAAAGCCGCGCGCGCGGCTGAAGAGCCGGCGCCTCCAGATATACCAATCGATGTATGGCTGGCCCGGATAATGCCAGACCAATTCCTCCACCCGATCACCAATTGGCCAGGGCAGTGCGTCGCCGCGGCCTCCACCGGCCCACACGTCGAATGAGAGCCTGTCGTAGCGCTTCAAGATTTGGGGCTCCTCATATGGCGGATGCCACACATATGTGTTGATGTGGATAAACTCCGGACCACCGAGATCGCGATACAGGAAGCGGATTAAGGGCACTATATGAGAGCTCCAGCTGTAGCGGGTCGGGTGATCCAGCACATAGCTTGGCGAGCCGATGATACGCTTTTTCGGGCGGAAATCTGGTGGGGCTAAATCCGCCCGGCCACCTGGAGACCAGCTTCCTGGGCGGCGCATATCAGACGGGCTCCGGTTCCCGGGTTACGGGAATGTCTGGCGGTGTCGGTATGGCCTCGCTCTTATGCTCGAGCTTAATCACTGCCCGTGGGTCAGCAATGTCTAGTGCTTTGTAAAGATGCATTTCGTAGTGGCACGAGTCATCGTAGTGAAAAAACGTGGCCACTGAGTCTTCTAGGGCCTTGACGAGATTGGAGACGTCGCGGCGCCTTCTATCTGCCATCATGAACCATATGCTGATAACGTAGGGTGGGCGCGGACAACGCAGCCGCACCTTCTGCTCTTGGAGATGCTCATGCACATTGACCTTGTAGTTCTTGCCCTCCTTGGAGAGCATCCTTCCACCGCTGGCGCGATTTGCATAGAGATGGTTTGAGCTCACCGGCATCGGCACACTCATCACGATGGGAGGGCCGCCAGGCCCGTCCCAGCTCAGTGGTGAATGGCTGCGCACTGGCTCGTTATCCCCAACTCGATTAGCCTCGCTGTCGTCGATACTGGACACGTCGCGATCCTTCCTGGGTTCCCACCCGCTTTAGCTCTAGCTTCACTGCGTTAGTCGCAAAGATCCTCCGGGTCCATGCGCTCGAGATCCTCATGAAATTGCATCTGCACGCCATGCTCATAGACGCCCAGCTCCTCAAACTGTTCCAGGAACTCCCTCCTATCATGCTCGGACATTTCAGGTGCGTGCTCATCGATATGCTCCTCAAGCCTCTCCAGATTATCCTCCTTGCTCTCCCGGACATCGATGACGAATTCGGGAATGGTAATTTGCAGTGGCTGATGGTCAAACTGCGCCTCCATCTTTTCAACCTCGTATGCGGTCTTCCACACTTTCCATCCCGCGATCGCGCCGCGGATAAAAGTGTATCCACCTCGCACAACAGCCCAGCCTATAATCACAAAGGCCATATATGTGATTGCCTTCATTAGAACCTCCATATGCCGTATCTTACCTTCGCTTCCTCTTACTCTCCATCATCATCTTCTTCTTCTGTCCACTGCGCTCTATACTCTGCCAATAGCTTAGCTCGCTCCTCTGTAGTATTTCCAAGCGGCGTTACGGGGGAATACCTATCGAAGAGCCACTCATAACCGGCGGTGCGTTTCTGGGCGCTATCAGAAGAGTCTCTCTCCTTATCTTTCTCCCAACCCGCTGTGATCTCATCTCGCATCTTCTGGCGCCTCATCTCCCTGAGAGCTTTAGGGGCATCGGCCTTAGTTGGGTTCAAGGCATACACCCTTTTTAGAGCTTCTGGCAAAGCCTCTATCTCCTCCTCTGTTGGGTCATCATTGCGGAGCATGTCTTGCACACGTCCAAGATGATACGAATACTCCTCCTGATCCCACCTCAATCCGGTCGCTTTCATTGCGTCATAGAGCTGATCAGTTGTGTGTTTATCAAGTGGTAAAACAGACCCCTTTTTGGGCTTTGCCCTTGGAAGTACTGAAGGTACTGAAGTACTTTCATCAGTTCTTTCTTCTAAGGGTTCTTTCTTTGTTTCATATTGTGAACGCGACGTGTTCATATTGTGAACGCGAGAGAAGTGCTCAAAGTTCTTCAGCCACACGTCTGTGATGCGTACCACCACTGGCTGGGTCTTGTCTTTAGGCCTCTCTATTGTGATGAGGTTATGAGCCTCTAATTCAGCCCGTGTCTGTGAGACCTTGCCAGCGCTCATCTGTGTATCTTCAGCCAGAGTCTTTGTCGACTTCCAGCATTTGCCCTTAGTGCCACACGTCCTCTTCAAATGCACGTACAGAGTAAGGGCGTGAGGCGAGAGGCCTAGCTCACAGATCAGGTTCGGTATCTCTGTGCGATATTTCCGGAGGTCTCCGGAATCGTGTACTTCATGTTCTGTCACTGT